GTGCATTCTTAAAATTGCAACGCATTTATCATATAAACCAAACTTTATTAATTATACTTACAAAGATGATATGATTCTCGATGGTATTGAGAATTGTATCAATTACTTTGATAATTTTGATCCAGAGAAGTCGAGCAATCCGTTCGCATATTTCACACAAATTATTTACTTCGCTTTCCTACGTCGCATAGGGAAGGAGAAGAAACATTCGTATATCAAAAATAAATTGATTCAAGATATGGCTTTTGATGCATTTGAATTACAAGAGCAAGATGAAGACGGACATTATCATAATGCATATCTTGATTTTATGCAAAGTAATAGCAACTTCGATGATTCGTTTATAACAAAGAAAAAAGAAAAAAATAAAAAGAAGAAACAAACACTTGATGATTTTATAGGTGATAATGAAGATGACAGCGCACAGAAGTATTAGAGATTTGATCCGTCAGTTGGGTGATGGTAACGTTGAGTTTAGACCAGCTCCAGCACTAGTCAGAAAAGGTCGTTCAAAAGTTAGAGCAAGAAAACGCAAAGATAGATTATTGCGTGGTCACATTTGGGATGCGACAGATAATCAATTTAATTTGAAAGAAATTATGAGTAATAGTGACAACAAAATTTTCTTAGGTGTTTCAGATGTTGAAGACCTAATCGTATCAGAAATTATGAAACGTCGCATCGAAGCTGGTGAGACGACTGTTCAAAGAGAGACTACTGTTCTATGTAATCGTGAACGCTGGGCTAATTGGGCAGAAGAACATTATAGCGATATGCTTTATGTTCAAAGCAATTCTTCTTCTGGGTTTATTATCGCAGAAGAAACTGAAAACTTTATCAAGTTTGATGTAAACTCCAACTCAACTACTGTTCGTGCATACGGTGACGCTGAATTCGCAGATTGTATCATTGCTGAGGTAGCAACAAATTTTGATGTTGTTACATCTTATGTTGAGTGGATCTATGGTAGTGATGGTAACTCAGTCAATGTACCTTTGAATCGTGATCGTCTTCCTGTTGAAGAAATGTATCCATTCCTTGGAGATGAAACTCTTGGTGACTACTATGATCGTTACATGGAATCTTCTGCGAACATCTTATTGTTGATTGGTCCCCCAGGAACTGGTAAGACTACATTTATCCGTGGCTTATTGGCTTATCGTAACGCATCTGCAATCGTAACGTATGATGCAGGTATCCTCGAGAAAGATGGTTTCTTTGCTCGTTTTATTGAGGATGATACTGAAGTGATGGTACTTGAAGATAGCGACGCATTCCTAAAGTCACGTAGTGATGGTAATACAATGATGCATCGTTTTCTTAACGTAGGTGATGGTCTCGTAACCACTAAAGGTAAGAAGATGATTTTCTCCACTAACCTACCAAGCATCCGTGATATCGACTCTGCATTGATTCGTCCAGGACGTTGCTTCGATATTCTTACATTCGATGAATTGAATGTTGAGCATGCTAACAAACTTGCCAAACGACTTGGAGTAAACCTTCCTGCACGTCCACGTGGTAAAGAAACTAATAAGTATTCTATCGCTGAAGTATTTAATGAACAACAACATAAAACACCTGAAAGAAAGGTAGGGTTTGTCTGATGTATGAAGTCAAATTAACTTTAGATAGTGGTGAAGAAATTCAAAACACATTTGAAACATTTGAACAGATGCTTTCTTTTGTGGTTGAACATGAAAAATATATTGCTACTATGCAAATTAATGCGAATGGAGAAAAATGCGAGTAGCAATTATTACTGACCAACACTTTGGTGCTCGTAATGACAGTATTGCTTTCCTAGACTTCTTTCAAAAATTCTATGACAATACTTTCTTTCCTACTATTGATTCATCTGGTATTGACACTGTTCTTATTCTTGGTGATACATTTGATAGACGCAAATATGTAAACTTCTATGCTCTACAAAGAGCAAAGGAAATGTTCTTTGATAAATTACAAGAACGTGGTATAAGAGTTTATATGTTAGCAGGTAATCACGACACATACTATAAAAATACCAATGAAGTCAATTCACCAGATTTACTTTTGCGTGAATACTCCAACATCGAAGTTATTGATGATCCGCAAACAATCTTTGTTGGTGGTATCCCGATATGTATGATGCCATGGATTTGTCCAGATAACTATCAAGAGTCACTCGATCAATTAAAGCAAACGCAAGCAGACCTCTGTATGGGGCATTTTGAAATTGCTGGCTTTGCTATGTATAAAGGTATGCAATCTCATGAAGGATTGGAAGCAAGTTTGTTTGATAAGTTTGACCTCGTGTTTAGTGGGCATTATCATCACCGCAGTGGCAATGGTCACATTCATTACCTCGGTAATCCCTATGAACTTACTTGGCAAGATTATAATGATCCAAGAGGGTTCCATTTGTTCTGCCTTGATAATCGAGAACTCGAGTTTATCCCAAATCCTTATACAATGTTCACCAGAGTTGAGTATTCCGACAAAGGATCCGACCCCATCGACCTCGACTCTCTCGATCTAGCCGATAAGTTTGTTAAGTTAGTTGTTGTAAATAAAACTGACTTTTATAAATTTGACAAATTTATTCAAAAGCTGTATAATAAAGGATGTCATGAAATTAAAATTATTGAGGACATGTCTGAGTTTGAAGACGGAGAGGTTGGTGAAGATATCAATCTTGAAGATACGCTAAGTGTTTTATCTAATTATATTGACAGCGTTGAAACTGACGTTGATAAAGAGCATGTTAAAACATTTATGAAAACATTATATACGGAAGCCATTAACGTAGAGGTGGTCTAATGCAACAACTTGAGATCCAGTATTTCTTTCCATTAACAGAACAGATTCCACTTGATTTAGATTTTACACCATGTGTTGAATATGCTGCTAGCAAAAATGTTGGATCCGTTATTTCTGGTTCTGGATTATGTTTGTCTATTGGTAATGGTGGTACTGTAGGTTGGACCACTATCTCAAATAATCTTGGCTCGCCATCTTTTACTATTAATGTAGATGCTATGCCAATTACTGTTATTTCTAAAAAGAAACCCAACTTCATAATGAGATTCATTTATAAGTCTATGGGTATGAAATGGAAGAGTGAATGATTGTATTTAAAAGTGTAGAGTGGAAGAACTTTCTTTCAACAGGTAACGCAGCAAACAAAGTATTATTGAATAAATCACCAACTACTTTAATCATTGGTAAGAATGGTGAAGGAAAAAGCACAATCTTAGATGCATTGTGCTTTTCGTTGTTTGGCAAACCATTTCGTAACATCAATAAGAATCAGTTGATTAACAGCATCAATGGTAAGAACTGTTTAGTTACTATCGAGTTTAATATTGGTCCAGCTGAATATAAAGTTGTTCGTGGTATCAAACCAAACATCTTTGAGATCTGGCAGAATGGAACTTTGATTAATCAGGATGCTGCTTCACGTGATTATCAAAAAAGTCTCGAACAGCAAATCCTTAAATTAAATTATAAAACTTTTACACAAGTAGTTATTCTTGGTAGTGCTTCTTTTGTTCCATTCATGCAACTACCATCGGGACAACGTAGAGAAGTTATCGAAGACATTCTTGACATTCGCATTTTCTCTACCATGAATACATTATTAAAAGAAAAAGCACAGGAGACTAAAGATGCGATCGCAAAGATTGAATCGGAGATTGCTAACGCTAAGACGAAAGTTGAAAGCCAAACGAGTATTATTAAAACTATTAGCGATGCGAAGACAGAAACGATTAAAAATTTCCAAGCCAAAGTCGAATCCCATTCTGGAGAAATTAGCAGAATCCAGTCGGAGATTGATGTCATTCTCGGAGAAATATCAACACTTAAAGGGAAGATCTCTGAGAAGGAAACAATCAACCAAGAGTTTGAAAAAGCAAAATCAATTAAATCCAAGTTGCTCCAGAAAGTCGAAACTTGCGAACACCATACAGAGTTTTTTAATGAACATGATGTATGTCCGTCGTGTAACCAAGATATCGCTGAAGAATACAAAGAGACCATTGTCAAAGATCTTAATGCGAAACTCATGGACAACAACTCAAAGATTGATGAACTCGACACGATCCTCTCTGGACTTAATGAAAAACTCAAAAAGATTAATGAAGTGGCAGAAGCGATTACCGATAAGAACATTGAGTTATCTACAAGAAACAGTACGATCACCCTACTCAACAAACAAATCGGTGAACTCCAAGCTGAGATTGAGGGGTCTAAATCTGACACAACTAACATCGATGAAGAGAAAGCCAAGTTAAAAGAACTTGCCACTGAAGCCATTGTTAAGATTAATACTAAAACATCTTTACAAGAACAGCGTAACATTGAAGAAGTTGCTTCTGCTTTATTGAAGGACACTGGTATCAAGACAGCGATTATTCGTGAGTATCTACCTGCCATGAATAAGTTGATCAACAAGTATCTAAATGCGATGGATACTTACATTCACTTTGAACTTGACGAAGCATTTAACGAAGTTATTAAATCACGTTATCGTGATGACTTTACTTACGCAAGTTTTTCGGAAGGTGAAAAAATGAGGATTGACCTTGCAATACTTTTCACTTGGCGACAAATTGCAAAAATGAAGAACTCAGTCAATACAAACCTATTGTTGCTTGACGAGATTTTTGATTCTTCATTAGACACAGCTGGAACTGATTATTTCCTTAACCTGATGAACCAGTTTGGTGAAAAGTCAAATATCTTTGTTATCTCTCACAAAGGAGACCAGCTCTTTGAGAAGTTTAGGTCTGTCATTAAGTTTGAGAAACGTAACGACTTCAGCGTTATAGCCTAAAACCCTACGTTCTGTAGGGTTATTTTTTCCAATAAAATCAACGACTTACGATAGTGCTTTACAAATAATCAAAACTCGGGCATAATTCTACTATAGAATGGAGAAAATTATGCAAAACCAGTGGAGTAGTTTTGATGACTTTGAATTGGCAAGTCTTTGCCACAAGTATGATATTGGTAATGTGTGTGAGTTTGAACACATCCTACCGATAAAGTTGGCAAATCGTGATGTGGTTGAGCAAGCATTGACTGAGTTTGAATTTGATATGGCATTTGGAGAATAATATATTATGGAAATGAAAGCATCTGATCTATCCGCAAGACTTCTTGCTACAGAAAATCTTTCTGTTGTTCGTGCAAGAACTCGCACTGCATCTTTCGATATTAAGAGTCGTGTATTGACTCTTCCTATGTGGAAAGAAATGTCCCCCGAAATTGAAGATATGTTGATCGGTCATGAAGTTGGTCATGCGCTATACACGACTGACGCATATATGAAACCGATCGAAGATAACCCAAAGATTCGTAGTTATCTAAACGTCATCGAAGACGTGCGTATCGAGAAACTAATCAAACGTAAATATCCAGGTCTACGTAAGCGTATGAGTGATGGCTACAAACAACTCAACGATCGTGACTTTTTTGGTGTTGGTCAGATTCAATCATTCGCTGAATTGAACCTTATCGACAAAATTAATCTCTACTTTAAAGCAGGTGTATTTTGTGGTGTAAAATTTACATCTGAAGAAAAGATTTTTGTTGAACGTGCTGAACGCACCGAAACTATTGACGATGTTATCACACTAGCCAATGATGTATACGCATTCTCCAGAAAACAACTGGAAGAGCGCAAGAAACAAATGCAGGAATTGGGTTTGCAATCAAACGATGAAGACGAAGAAGATCCGATTGAATCTGACTTTGACATCGATTATGACGAAGACTTTGACGAAGAAGAACTTGACGATATGGAAGAGATTGAAAAAACTGTCAAGAGCACAAAGTCCAAAGAAACTGACGAACAAGCAAACAATAATGATGATGAAGATCTTGAGTCTAAAACTGAACGTATTTTTTCCAGTAAACTAAGCGATCTCGCTGACGATACCACTGAGTATAACTACTGGAAGTTTGATACTGATTATATGGATGAAGTTGTTGTTCCATTTAAAAAGATTCTTTCTGAAACAAAATCTCCAGAGCAGTGGCTAGATGATACAGATGGTCGTGCAGAAAGATACACACGTTATGCTGAGCCAGATTATTTGACAAAGAAAGAACTTGCCGAGAAGAAAGACTTCGAACAATTTAAGATTGACTCCAGTCGTGCAGTAAACTATTTGGTCAAAGAATTCGAGATGCGCAAGAGTGCAACTATGTATAAACGTGCTCAAGTATCCAAGATCGGTTCATTGGATATGAAGAAAGTTTATGCATACAAACTCAAAGACGATATCTTTAAACGTGTGACCACTATACCAGAGGGTAAAAACCATGGTATGATTATGCTGGTTGACTGGTCTGGTTCTATGAATGAAGTTTTGCAAGATACAATTAAGCAGGTTGTTAATTTGGCTATGTTCTGCAATCGTGTTCAGATTCCTTATCGTGTTTATGCTTTTACATCTGCGTACTATGATTACGTTCGTGAGAATGCTTGTACTTCTGACGAAGCACGTTCACAACGATATACATATGAGCGTGAATTTGAAACAGCGAAACGTGCTAAAGCTGAAACCGAAAAATTAATCGGTGCTGCCAATAATTGTTTCAATCTTCTTGAATTGTTCAGTAACAAAATGACTACCAGCGAATTCAATTCAATGGCACGTCGTTTGTTGCATTGGAAATTTCAGTGGAACAAAGGATATGAAACCAGTGGCACTCCACTTAACGAAGCATTGGTATGGTGCTACAATAACGTTGGTTCGTTTGTTAAAAACAACAATATCGAGAAGATGACGTTCATTACTCTTACCGATGGCGAAGGTCATTCTTTGGCTCCTGTTGGATATCATCGTGGTTTGGATGATGTGCGAACTGAAATTGTTGGTGCTGAATACAAACGTATCAAACAGAAACATTATATCCGTGATGAAATTACTCAAAAGACTTATGAGTTTAATAAGTATGGTAACCATCAATCGAAAACTATTCTGCAAATGATGAAAGATCGTTACAACATTTCAGTACTGGGCTTTCATATCTGTCAGAATCATCGTCGTGACTTGCGTGGTGCAATGCAAGCAAATCTACCCGAGTATAGAGGTAGCGATGCTATGTTAATCGAAGAATGGAGAAAAGATTTCCGTGTCAAAGGATTTGCATCAATCAAGAATACTGGTCGTGATGACTTGTTCCTGATTCCCCAATCTTCTACAAGAATTCAAGAGGGTGAGTTGGATGTGAAAGCAGATGCGAATGCAAAGGCGATCGCAAGAAACTTTGGTAAGTTTTTGAATGTCAAGAAGACTAGCCGAGTCCTTCTGAATAACTTTATTGGCTATGTTGCATAACCCTACGGATTGTAGGGGATTGCAAACCCTCTGGAATAGAGGGTGAAAATATTGCTTTACAATAATTCAAAAAAGACGTATAATTATTGTATAGAGTGAAAGGATTGTTATGAAGTTCTTTGTTATTGATACTGTGAATAAAATTGTTGTTTCTGAAGGTTTCGCTAATTTCGGTCTGGCTTATGATTACCTTCGGTCTGTTGTGTTACCTGCTGATTATCCTGATGGTGGGGTTCTTGAAATTTGGTCTAGTGTTTGAATTTTTTATTATGAAAGTGAGTGAGTGATGGCAAAAATTACTGAGCAACAAAAAGCATTCTTCGAAGATAAACTCTTTGAGATGTTCCCTGATACAAAAACTACTGGTACAGTTACACGCAAGCAATTGCTGGAAGTTCGTGCCAAAAACAAAATCGACTACCACCCATTGTGGCTAATGCAAGATGTTGTTGGTCGTGGTTTATATTCAATTAATGGTGGTAAACCTTCTACTGTTGTAGTTGGAAATACTGTGGTAAAAACTAAATCTGAACCTGTAGAGTCTTTCGTGGTTGATTACACAAACACTGCATCATTGATTCCTAAGAAGGATTCAAACTTCGTCCCTTTCGGTAGCTACTCCGACTTGGAAGTTATTATCAAGTCTGGTATTTTCTACCCTGCATATATTTCTGGTCCAACTGGTAACGGTAAGTCTACCATGGTTGAGCAGATCTGTGCGAAATACAAAAAGCCACTCATTCGTGTTAACCTAAACATGATGACTGACGAAGAACAACTTATCGGCTCCAAAACATTGGAGAATGGTAACGTAGAAATTGTTGAAGGACCAGTTCTAATCGCTATGCGTACTGGTACTACTCTGTTGCTTGACGAAATTGATGCTGGCTCTGCCAACACTCTGTTGTGCTTGCAACCGATTCTCGAGGGTAAACCTTACTATTTCAAACTCAAGAATGAGATGATTGTTCCTGCTCCTGGATTCAATGTTATTGCAACTGCGAACACTAAGGGTAAGGGTAGTGACGATGGTCGTTATATCGGTACCAACGTATTGAACGAAGCATTCTTGGAGCGATTCGCTGTTACGTTTGAACAGGAATACCCAGCTGCAAAAGTTGAGATTAAGATTATCAAGAATCTCATGGAAACTTATTCGTGTATTGACGAAGAGTTTGCAGAGACCCTTGTAAAGTGGGCTGATGCTATCCGTCGCACTTTCGAGGATGGTGGTGTGGATGAAACAATTACGACTCGTCGTATGATCCATATCGTTCGTGCATTTGCAATCTTCAAGAACAGGGAGAAAGCAGTCCAACTTTGTTGCAATCGTTTTGATGCTGCAACGAAAGCTGCATTTATTGACCTGTATGATAAAGTTGCAAACCCGCAACCAGAACCTGTAGCAGTGGAAGCACCTGTTGTGCAAGAACCTGCTCAGGAAATCCCATTTTAAACTTGACAAATAATCAGGTTTAAGGTAGAATTGTTATTGTAGTTGATTATTAACTTTGAAAGGTGTATATATTATGAAAAACTTTGCTGATCTGTCTAAAGCACAAAAAGCATTTTGCGTGCGTATTCTTGACGTATGTCCACAGTATAAGACTAAGAAAGATCTTACTTGGAAAGAGTTGCTTGCTGGTTACTTTCTTCTGAAAGAACAGCGTGGCTCTACTGGTGAGAAACTTGGTTTCCCCATGTGGCTCCAGAAAACTAACATCGTAGGTCGTGGTACTTATCAAATGCCATGGCCATCGGAGAAAGAACTTTCTGACTTCGTCGCTGCCAAGTCTGCTCCCAAAGCAGTTAAAGTGAAACAACCCAAAGCCATTAAGGTTAAGACTCCTAAAGCAGTTGCTCCCAAGAAAACTCGTCTTGAGAAAATTGTTGATGAGTCTAATGTTCACGATGCTGATGTTGAAGATTTCAACGCAATCCTTCGTGAGAATGGCATCGAAGTTTAATCTTCTATTTTCTAGTCGGGAGAGGGAATGCCATCACTTCTCCCGATCTTTTTTTTGATGGCTGTTTATTATGGAGATATTATATAATGTCCAAGCAAAATCTTTTATTGAAGCACCTACAAGCAGGTAAGCAGTTTACTGCCAAGCAGATCTCTGCATCTTTCGGTATCGCCCACCCAGCTTCTACCATTCGTAACTTGCGTGAGCAAGGCTACTGTGTTTATTCAAACCCAGCAGTAGTAAATGGTACTGAAGTTGTTAAGTATCGTATGGGTCAACCATCACGTCGTATCGTTGGTCTTGCAGCCAAGATCGCAGGTTCACGTCTGTTTGCATAATTTGAGTCGTATCTCTACAGGACAACTGCGTCCTTTCGCTGAGCAGACTTTAAACTAAAGAGCGATAAACAGATGCAGTCTATTTTTGCTGGTTACAGACTATAAAGAAAAACCAGTACTAATTTTTGTAGTGGAGAAATAATGGCAACTAAAGAAGAAATTAAAAAATCCCAAAACGCCACTACAGGTGGTCGTAAATTTGATGGTAACAAACTACAATATGGTTTGTTACCTCCACTTGCATTGAAAGCAACTGTAGAAATTCTAACATTTGGTGCGGAGAAATACGAACCAGATAATTGGAAACATGTTCCAGATTCAAAGCGTAGATACTTTGATGCAATGCAAAGACATCTGTGGGCATGGAAAGAGGGAGAACAAAACGATCCTGAAACCAGCAAGAATCATTTGGCACACGCAATGTGCTGTCTAATGTTCTTGTACGAACACGATGTGAAATATTCAAAGGATGAGAAATGATGAAGATCGTTACATCATTCGCTATTATTTTTGCTATCTTTTATTTTGGCATTCAAGCATTTTGTGCGTTGACTGGTAAACAGAAGTGGCATGTTTCTAAACTTTTATCATACAGTTTAGTGTGTGCAGTTCTGACTGGTTTATTTTTGGTCGGTATCGTTGTTTTATTTTAAGGAAATTATTATGAAGAAAAGTGTTCTTGCTATTGCCATGCTGGCTGTTTTTGCCACTGGTTGCACTCGTATTGAAACAGGTGAAGTCGGTGTTCGTGTTGGATTTGACAAGCAAGTCCAGCAAGGAGAGTTGCTTCCTGGATCTTTTAATCAAGTGTTGATCGGTGATGTTCTTACATTCCCTATCAAAGATGTTAATGTTAAACTTGACGACATGACCCCTGTTGCCAAAGACAACAGCACTATGAAAGACTTTGATGCTGTGGTTATCTATAACATTAATCAAGCACAAGTTGCTGAACTCTATAGTCAAAAGAGTCAAGCATTCCACGCTAAACACAATGGCGATATTTACCTGATGTATAATTACATTGTTCAAACTGCACGTAATGCTATTTACAAAGAAGCACGTAAGTACGAAGCACTGGATATGGCGGACAATCGTCAAGCAATGGAACAAGCAATCAGAGAGCAGATTCAAAAGAGTCTTGCTGATGAGAAACTTGATGGAAGTCTAATTATCGGACAGGTTCTTATTCGTAACATCGTTCCTGCTGATTCGGTTGTAGCATCTGCCAATGAATTGGTTCGTGCAAAGAATGAATTCAAACAGAAAGAAGTAGAAGTACAGACTGCTCGTAAAGAAGCTGAGCGGATGGCTGCTCTTGCAAATAACTCTGCGAGTTCCATTGCGTTTATGAATGCTCAAGCTGCATTGAATATCTCTGAAGGTATTAAGAATGGCAAGGTTCAGACTATTGTTGTTCCAAGCAATATGACTGGTTTGATGATTGGAAAATAAATTTTACTTTTAATCAGTTTGAAGGTAAAATGAGAATACATAGTTATGTTACATATGAATAGGAGAAGTAAATGAAGTTATCTAAAGAAACAGTTGCAGTAATTAAAAACTTTGCTGGTATTAATAGCAATCTGTTGTTGAAGCAAGGTAATAAACTTGCAACCATCTCATCACAGAAAAATGTGATGGCTGACACTACAGTGGCAGAAACATTTCCCGACTTTGGCATCTACGATCTCAATGAGTTCTTGGGTGCCATGTCTTTGTTCGAAGATCCTGAACTTGAGTTCGGTGAGAAGTTCGTTACAATCAAACAAGGTAAGAGTACGATTAAATACTTCGCTGCATCACCTGAAGTATTGACTGCTCCGCAGAAAGCAATCACATTCCCTGAAGCAGAGATTAACTTCAAACTAACTGCTACTCAGTTGGATATGCTTCGTAAGACTGCAGGTGTTCTTCGCAGTGAAGACCTATCAATCATCGGTGATGGTTCAACTATCATTGCTGTCGTTGGCGATAAGAAGAATGCTACCGCAAATAGTTTCAATGAAACTGTTGGTACCACAAACAAAACTTTCAAAGCAAACTTGAAGGTTGAGAACCTAAAGATGCTTCCTGGAGATTATGATGTTAGCATTTCTTCCAAGAAGATCTCTCGCTTCAAAGGTGCTGGTGATTTGGTTTATTATGTAGCCGTTGAAGCTGACTCTACATTTGAGTGAGATCAATGACTCGAACAGATATATTCACCTATCCTATTTGGCAGTGGAAAGATCTGCCAATAGATAATGAAAAAATATCTAGCCATGCTTATACACTAAGAAGTAAAGATCCTGAGCATAGAAACCCAGAGGGACATAGTAAATATTCTTTAAAGTGGAAGAGTTATAATTTAACTAAAAAAGACTTTTTAGCATTCCCAGAAACTAAAAAGTTAATTGGTTTAATTTTTGAAAATGCAAAGACTTGTTTTAATGAGTTAAATCCAAGACCAACAGTTAATTTGGTTTTGGATTCTTGTTGGTTCAATATATATCCTCCAGGATCTAATCTAGAAAGCCATCCACATCCAGGGAATGTATTAGCTGGATCATACTACCCTAAAGTACCTTTAGAATCTGGCGATCTGGTTTATTTGCATCCAGATATTAGTACATATTTTAATTATGCAGCCAAATATTTCCATAACAGAAATAATATAACTGCAGTTAAACATTACGTTACACCAGTTGAAGGTGCGTTAGTTTTAGCACCTGCAAATATTATGCATGCCGTAAGAGAAAATAAATCTGAAGGTGATAGGATTTCTTTTTCGTTTAATTTTGGGGTTGTTGATGTAGATACCTATACACCCAATGATAGGTATTTTTGATATTTAATTTGTTATAAGGAATTTGTTATGATTGAATCACGTGATGATTTGTTTCTTTGGGTAGAGAAATATCGCCCACAGAAAATTGATGATTGTGTTCTCCCTGAATCGTTGAAACAGACATTCAGGGAATATGTATCTAAAGGACAGCTACCAACATTTTTGTTCTGCGGAACAGCTGGTGTTGGTAAGACTACTATTGCCAAAGCACTTTGCAATGAAGTCGGAGCAGACTTTATTATGATTAACGGATCTGATGAAGGTCGTTCAATTGACACTCTGCGAACTACAATCAAGAACTTTGCTTCTACTGTATCCCTGACTGACGCCAAGAAAGTAGTTATCGTTGACGAAGCAGACTATATGAATGCAGAGTCAGTGCAACCTGCTCTTCGTAACTTTATTGAGCAGTTCTCTGGCAACTGTTCTTTTATCTTCACCTGTAACTTTAAGAACCGAATCATTGAACCATTGCATAGTCGTTGTGCTGTGATTGAATTCAAGATTGAATCTAAAGACAAGCAGGAAATTGCTGCAACATTCTTCAAGCGTGCAGCGCAGATTCTCAAACAAGAGAATATTGAGTTTGATCCAAAGGTGGTTTCTGAACTCATCATTAAACACTTCCCTGACTATCGTCGTATCCTGAACGAACTTCAGCGTTACTCTGTTTCTGGTAAGATTGATTCTGGTATCCTTATCAATGCCAGTGCAGAATCTTACAAACAACTTGTCAAAGATATGAAGGAAAAGAACTTCGGTGAAGTTCGCAAGTGGGTTGGAAAGAATAGCGAGTTGGGTACTGCTCCATTGTTTCGTGAGTTGTATGATAATGCAGTTGGCAACATGCAAGAAGTGAGCATTCCTCAGTTGATTCTTATTCTTGCAGACTATCAATATAAAGCAGCATTCGTAGCAGACCAAGAGATAAATATTATGGCAGCACTGACTGAAGTTATGGCTCAGTGTAAATTCAAATAAGGATATGATATGGAACTACTCATATACATTTTGGTCGCCTTTATGCTTGTTCGTCTTGGTTGGTATCTCAGAGAATTTAAAGCGATTGCTGAAGTTAGAAAAATGCAGCAAGAAGAAACTCTTGAGGTATTACAAGAACACATTGATGAAATAAAAAAGAAATACCTGCCAATTAAAATTGAGAAGGTAGATCATGGATATTTTGTATATTCACTTCCCGATAATACATTTATGGCTCAGGGAACTAATCGCAAAGAACTAGAAGAAAACTTGGATAAAAGATATCCAGGTAAAAAGTTCGCAGCGACTCCTGATAATTTGAAAGAAGTCGGGTTTGATTCATGAGTCCATTTGATTATATTAATGCAATAAATTTCACCAAACAAAACCTATTCGAAGATCCCCAAGCACATAAGGATTATAATGCTTGGATCGTGAATAAAGGGTTGTCTTATTTTCCAGATACCCTATTGTACGCCAACGAGATGAATCGCCATTATGGGATTCCAAAGAACTGGCAATTTTCGTTTTTGCTAAATAGTATTACTAAAAAGAAAAGATTCAGTAAATGGTCTAAGAAGGATGCCATTTCTGAGTCTTTACGTTTAGTGAAAGAATACTATGGGTATTCTAACGAAAAGGCTAAACAGGCATTGAGTGTATTGTCTGATGAGCAGTTGGCTATGATAGAACAAAAATTATATAAAGGTGGAAAATAATCATGACTGTTGAAATGATTTACTACGACTGGACGCCAGAGTCCATGCTTGAAGTGACTTTACCTGAACCTGACAACTTTCTGAAGGTTCGTGAGACACTTACCCGCATCGGGATCGCATCCAGAAAAGAAAAGAAATTATATCAATCCTGCCATATTTTACATAAGCAGGGTAGATACTTTATCGTTCACTTCAAAGAACTATTTGCTTTGGATGGTAAAGAATCGAATATCACTTCTGGTGATATTGAGAGAAGAAATGCTATTGCAACATTGTTGGAAGACTGGGAACTGTTGAAGATTCTTGATTCTAAACGTGCTGACCCTAAAGCATCTCTATCTCAAATTAAAGTGGTCTCTTATAAAGAGAAAGATGAATGGGAATTAGTCCCTAAATATAACATTGGTAAGAAGGTAAAATAACATGATTAAACTTGAACTAACAGTTGACGAATGCAATTTGATTCTGCGTGTACTTGGTAAACATCCATTTGAGGAAGTTGTAACCCTAATCAGCAAAATCAAGCAACAGGGTGAACCACAGGTAGAAGAAATTATTAAGCAACAAGAAGCTGCTGCTACAGAACTTCCTGCTGCCTAAATAGATTTACCCATGCAAGTACGCATCCCTCGGGATGGGACATGGTGGTAGTAACCATGTAAAACACTACCAAGAATTCACCTTAGGACCGCTAAGTTACGAATCGTTGGTAAAGCTGTCAGTACGTTAAGCTGTCGCTGGAACCAGTAACCAGCATTAACGCTATGCCTTCGGGGTAGCAATTTTAAACTCGCTGAAAAGGAGAACAATATGTTATCAGCATTAAACACATCTATCGATACTGTATCAGGTATCAAAACTCAATTCGTTAAGACTTTCGTTCAAAACGAAGAAGTAGCAAAATCCCTCCAAACTTACATCGATGCTCAGCAATCATTTGCTAAGACTGTCGCTAAATCAACTGTAGATTTTTTCACTACAGTAGGTACAGCAGCAACTTCATTTGATGCTAAGAAAGTATTCGGAACTAAGTAAGGAGAACATTATGAATCGTCAATTTATCCCAAACTTGTGGAATGATAAAGAACTAGAAAAATTCTTTATTGGATTTGATAAGACTCTTTCTCAATATAAAGAGATGCATGATCAGATCACCAAAAATATTCCTAACTATCCTCCATACAACATTCGTAAGAACAGTGAGAACTCATATACAATCGAATTGGCTGTAGCTGGTTTCTCTAAGCAAGACATCGATATCGAGATTGATGGTGGCAAGTTAGTAATCAAAGGTAATGTTAATAGCGTATCTGATGATGAAAACTTTGTATTTAAGGGTATTGCTAATCGTGCGTTCACTCGTTGGTTTGCTCTTGAAGATAATGTAGAAGTTAAAGACGCAGAACTTTTTAATGGTATGTTGAAGATTGCTTTAGAGCGTCTAACACCTGAAGAAAGTAAACCAAAGAAAGTTGCTATTAAGTCTAAAGGTGAGAAACAATTATTGAATGAGGAGAAATAAATGAAATCATTTTTCCGACATGTCTATGTTGTTTTAAAGGGAATTGGCTATGCTCGTGCTGCTGCAGATGCTGCTCGCAATGGTAATCGTGAGCGAGCAACTAAGTTGATGCAGGAGTATGGGAAATGCAAGTAAACAATTGGATTCCCATGACCGATGAAGATTGGGATTGGGTAAACGGTAAAACGCCACAACCAGTTAAATCATAGAAACTAGGGAATCTTCGGATTCCCTAAATAATTTCTATGATGAAAGCAAAAATCTCACCAAATCTAATATCCTTCGTCACGATCCGTCGTGGCAATTGGGTTATGAAAATATCTGTGTATAAAACCAGATATGTGTTATTAGTTGCACAACATTATTATGATAAGGAAAGATTTATTATTCAAGAATTTCCAGATCATGACCAAGCAGCATCGTTTATTGATTTTTTAGCGGAGAGTGAAAATGATTAAAGTGTTTAAGTTATTGAATGGCGAAGAAATAATTGCAAAAGTAGAAGCGTCTGGTGTTGGATATTCTATGAAAGATCCAGCAGCAATTGTTATACAACAAACAGCACAAGGAGTTGGTGTTGCTCTTGCTCCTTATATGCCATATGCTAATGGTGATATCACCCTATACTCATCGTCAATAGGAACAGAAGGTTCTCCAACAGTAGCTATGGAGAATGAATACAACCGAATCTTCGGCTCTGGTATTCAGATCGCATCTTCCTTCAAATAAAACCCTACGTTCTGTAGGGGTATTTACAGCCCAAGACCCTCTCTGATAGAGGGTCGACACACATAAAAACTCCAGTAAAATCAAGGAGTTACAATCCCCTACAACCCAAAGGGTTATCCAAAAAAAATACTTTACAATAATTCAGGTTTGGTGTATAATAGTCTTATGATGAATGAAAAAGGAAACCTGATTATGAAAAAGTCTGTCAAAAAGCAAATCGTTGCTACTATCTACAATGTCCCTGTTCGTACCAAAGCTGAATCTCGTGCTGAATCTGAAAAAGCGATTGCAGCATTCCTTCGCTCTGGTGGCGTGATTCAAGTTGACTCACGTAAACGTCGTGAACCCAAAGCCAAGATGACTGGCAAAAATTCACGTGGCTTTTGTGGTGGTACCAGTGGGTTTGCTTCGGGAATGCCACGTAAGACAACTTTTAGTTTGGTTTAATTTTTAGGAGATCTATATTATGAAACTTGTTATTCGCACTCAGTATATGGAAAATTATGGTGCCCACGATTGGGATGGCGAGGGTGAGTGTCCCCAGTATTGGAAGATGAAAGGTGGCTCTGAGTATATGATTGAAGGTGTGCCACTAAACATCGACTACGCAGAAGTTGTTGCTGCTGCAGATGTGGAAAAGAATAACGAGTATTGTCGTGAGTATATCCTCGACTGGTCTTTGGAGAGTGATGACTATATGTCATGGTTCGAGAAGTCGCAGTTGGAGTATGATGGTAAAGTTGCTTGTCCTGAGCCACGCATTGATTACAATGAATTGGTGGCAGCATGATTCTCGCTAAAGAGATTACCGTATGGGATGTTGAGTATCGTCAACCAAACCATACATACCTCATGAATAATTCAATGGATAAAATCATTGGGTACTTTAAGTGGAACAATCCAAAAGATTTTATGAAGTTCAAGAAACCTTTGGGATTCGATACTCGGTATCGGAAGTTTCAAATAATTAAACGCTATGAAGAGAAGACATCTAATAAACGATGGAAAATTCTTGGTAGTAAAGACCATGTGTATTATGTAGAAGAAACTGAGTCTGGTATGTCTTGTACTTGCATCGGTTACAAATATCATGGAAAATGTAAACATATTGAAGGAATTAAAAGTGAATAAATTTGCAATGAATAAAATTACTTCGGAGAAGCAAAAAGAAATTATGCTTATCTGCCAAGAGGAATGTGCAGAAGTTACACAAGCAATCAGTAAGGTGTTTCGTTTCGGGATTGATGGCGAACACAATGGTGCAACTAATCGTGAACGTCTTGAAGAAGAGATCGGTGATTTGCTTTGTATGATCGAGATGATGATTGAAGAACAAATTATTGATGGTAATGCAGTGGCTCAAGCAGGAATTAAAAAGAAAGAGAAACTTGCTAAGTGGTCAAACATTAAGGTGGCAGCATAAATGAATCTGAATAAGTTTTTCGAGAGTCTTGCGAGTAATAACTCACGCAACTTCAAGATCGAGCAACTAAACGCACATAGCGATAACGAAGTGCTACGTGAGGTTGTTCGCAAGACTCTCGACCCGTTCACTCAGTTTTACATCCGTAAGATTCCTGAGTATACACCAAATACTGGTGATGGAATCTCTCTCAAGTTTGCCATGGATTCAATCGGTGATTTGACTAAACGATTGGTCACTGGTAATGCTGGTATCGACCATCTGCGTGCGAATCTTGAAGCACTAAACGCAGACGATGCTAAAGTACTTGAGCGTATCATCGCTAAAGACTTGAAGTGTGGTGTTGATGTGTCAACAGCAAACAAGGTATGGAAGAATTTGATTTTTGAATATCCTGTTATGCTCTGTTCACCATTCGAACAGAAGCTGGTTGATAAAATTAAATTCCCTGCTTTCGTGCAAACTAAAATGGATGGTATGCGATTCAATGCTATCGTTCGTTCTGGTAAGTGTGAGTTTCGTTCACGCAATGGTAAAGAGATTGACTTGTTGGGTAATCTCGAAGAAGATTTCATTGTCATGGCTAACGGACAAGATTGCGTGTTTGATGGCGAGTTGCTCGTCAAAGATAAAGGTATCATCCTAGATCGTCAGACTGGTAATGGTATTTTGAATAAAGCCAACAAGGGTACTATCAAAACTGATGAAGCACGCAAGGTTCATGCCACAGTATGGGATTTGATTCCGTATGATGCGTTTACTAAAGGTGAATGTCTTGTTCCTTACGGACAACGATTTGATTCTCTTTGTGTAATGCTGGATACATATCAGCCAAAGAAAGTTGGTCTTGTTGATAGCTGGGAAGTTGATGCTATCGAAGAAGCAAATACGTTGTTCGAGAAATTGCTTGCTGATGGCCAAGAAGGTATCATCCTGAAATGTCGCAAAGGTATCTGGGAAGATAAACGTAGCAAGACTCAGATTAAATTCAAAGGCGAACTCGAGTGCGACTTGAAGATTGTTGCAGTGGAAGAGGGTAAGGGTAAAGCTGCAGGAATGCTTGGTGCGATTGTTTGCGAATCTGCCGATGGTGTTGTAAAAGTTAATGTTGGCTCTGGCTTTACTGAGGAACATCGCAAGAATTATTGGAAAGAAAATTTAGTTGACAAAATTGTAGCTATCAAGTATAATATGAGAATAAAGAATAAACAAGGTGAGGATAGTTTGTTCCTTCCAGTGTTTATTGAACTTCGTGATGATAAAACTGTTGCAGATACCAGCAAGGTGATTAAATGATACTAGAAAGTAAACTAGGGCAGAAAAGATTTTTCAACCCAAAGAGTAAACAAGATCTTGACTCATATAGAAAGTTTTTGAAAACTGGTGGTTGGGGTTCTAGTGGTTGTCCTTTCTTTCTTGTGTTTCCATATATGACAATCCCACATATGATTCAGGATAAAATTATACATAGAGTATTAGGAGTTAAAAATGACAAGAGTAGCTATTAATCGTTGCTTCGGTGGGTTTGGTTTGAGTGATACAGCGTTCGAGAAGTTGCTTGAACGTAAAGGTATTGCATTTGAGAAGGAAGAAGATCCAACCAAAGGAAAAATCTTTGGTGTTACATATTGGAAAGACGGTATGTGTGGCAAAGATGATGGTTATCTCAGTTACTATGAGTTCTGTGAAGATCGTTCAGACCCAGACTTGATTGCTGTGATTGAAGAGATGGGTAGTGCTGCCAATGGTTTCGCAGCAGAGATTGCTATTGTAGATATTCCCGATGGTGTTGAGTGGCACATTCATGAGTATGATGGTATTGAGCATGTGGCAGAAAACCACAGAACATGGAGTTGATATGGTGGATTTAGAAGAAATTAGATTAGCTCGTACACTCGGAAGAGTGATTGAAGAAGAAATACGTAAAGGTAATAAACTTCCTGATGAAGTTCTTAGAGCGTATGAAGAGTTGTATAGGTTTTGGCAATATCAAATGAGTAGAGAATTATCATGAGAAAAGAATTAGACGAAGCACTATGTGCAAAGTATCCGCTTATCTTTAAAGATCGTAATGCGGATATGCGACACACAGCCATGTGCTGGGGTTTCGAATGTGGTGATGGTTGGTATAACATCATCGATATTCTTTGTGGTTTGTTGACTTCGGAATATCGTAGCGCAAAAAGTCGATATGATTATCTTATGGAAACAGGTGTTGGTAATGTTCTTTATGGAACAAAAACAGTAACGCAAGAAGCAATTGATGAAGCCAAAGCAAAACTGGATGAAGAAACTCTAAGGGTTCCAGTTGCTGTTCAAGTCAAAGAAAAGTTCGGTGGTCTTCGTTTCTATGTTCAGGCTGCAACTGATAAACACTATAACTACATCTCTTTTGCTGAGAGTATGAGTTATCGTACATGTGAAGAGTGTGGTGCTCCAGGTAAAACTTATACCGATGGTTGGCATCGTACTATGTGTGATATCCACGCAGCAATGGAAGGTCGTACTGAAGAATATGAGTATGAGGAGAATGAATAATGTTTTATGGTAAAGACGATGTTGAACGTCAATTCGCTCCACTTGTGAAGAAATTTCAAGAACAAGAATTGTTTTTATTTGAGCCGATGCCCAAGTACAAAGAAGGTGAGAGATGGACTGACGAATTTCGTATTCGTGATGGTCACACTAAACTCGCTGATGGATCGTGGGTGACTATTCATAAACTAACTACATATGTTGATGTGCTTCAGAAAAATACTACAAAGTTGTATGAGGAAAATCTGAAACTTAATCGTGAGTTGTTGCTTGCGAGAAGGCAAAAGCGTGAGATGGAATATGGTCTGCGTGTCGCAGGAAAAGCATTGGAGAAGTCACTTGCTATTACTAAGGAGATGATCGATGAGTAAGTTTGTTTTGGTTGAAACTATTTCTCAATATCGTATGCGTTATGTTATTGAAGTTCCTGATAACCACAATGATGGTGAATATCCTTGCACAGCTGAACAATGGGCAGCTGATACAGTTACATCTGAAGAGATGAATGAGTTCTCGCAGTTGTGGGTAGGAGAAACAATTCTAAGCACTCGAGAGATTGCCAAAGAAGAAATTATTCCATTGGCTGATAAAGATAATGACTACACTAAAGACTGGACAGATGAACAAAAGATGAATGCATTCGTCACACCAATTGGATATAAGAGAGACTGGTAATGTTTGTATTTGATGTAGAAACTTTGGGTATCGAATCAACCTGCGTGATTTTATCTGCAGGTTTAATTTATTTCGATCCAGAGGAACAACCTGACTATCAGAAACTTCTTGACGATGCATGTTTCGTTAAGTTAAAATCAAAAGACCAAGTTGAAAGACTTGGTCGCACCATTTCAAAAGACACAATTGATTGGTGGAAGAATCAACACGAATATGTTCGCAAGGTTTCTTTTGATGCAAGTCCAGATGATTTAATTGCAGAAGATGCGATTAAAATTCTAAAAGATTATATGGCGAAGTATCCTAACGCAAGTAAGCAAACTATGTGGGCACGTGGTTCTCTTGACCAAGTTGCAATAGATAGTTTGTGCGTTAAACTTGACATTAATCCGATTACCACGTATAATATGTGGAGGGACGTGAGAACTGCTGTTGATTGTTTTACTGGTTCCACGAATGGTTATTGTGAAGTCAATCACCCAACATTTAAACGACACAGTGTAATCAAACATCATCCAGTACATGATTGTGCATTGGATGCTATGCAACTTATGTATGGTAAATAAAATCAAAATATTAAACGTACCAATATTTCATTCGCACGACTATGCCATCGGTGGTAAGATGGTAGTGGGTAAAGCAGAGATGGATGAATCGTTTTCAACTCTATTACAAGATGGTGATGAAACAGCAATCATGCAGGTGAAAGAAAAACTAACTCGAGATATGATAAAACATATGCTCGAGAATAGACTGGTTGAGTTTACTTACTACGATGATCCAATTACAATGAGACGATGCTTAACTGTAAGAGCATATCTTGCACCCAATGATCAAGTTAAAATTTTAAGATTAGCAAACAAAATATGATTTTTTATACGCACGTATTTCCCTTTGGTAACAAAATGTGTGTCAGAGGTTATGAAAACGGCAGAGCGTTTCAACGTAAGATCGACTTTTACCCAACACTTTATGTAACATCAAATAAAGCAGAGAGCCAGTGGCGCACACTCGATGGTCAAGTTATCGATGAAGTTAAACCTGGAACTGTAAAAGAAACACGTGAGTTCTTTGATCGTTACAAAGAAGTGCAGGGTTTCAACGTCTACGGAAACACTAACTATGTTCACCAATATATCAGCGACACTTATGAGAGTGATGTTCGTTGGGATATGGAACAAATTAAAGTGTTCACCATCGACATTGAAACTGCAGTTGAAGATGGATTCCCTGATGTCAAACAGGCGAATGAAGAGATCTTACTAATCACAATCAAAGACTTTCAATCTAAGAGTATTATCACTTTCGGCACACGTGAGTTTGAAAATACTCGCAAGGATGTTACTTACTTCCGTTGCAAAGACGAGCAACAACTTCTCAAAGAGTTTATGATTTTCTGGCAACAGAATTATCCTGATGTTCTAACTGGATGGAACATTGGATTCTTTGACGTACCATATTTGACTAAACGTATTCAGCGTGAACTTGGCGAAGCAATCGCAGCCAAACTTTCACCATGGGGATATATCAATGAACGAAAGATCTTTGTTAAAGGTAACGAAGAAATTTCATTTGACATCCATGGTGTAAGCCAACTTGACTATCTTGACTTGTATAAGAAGTTCACTTATCAAAAGCAAGAGTCCTATCGTCTAGATTATATCGCAGGTGAAGAACTTGGTGATGCCAAGAAAGAAAACCCTGGAGATACATTTAAAGACTTCTATACAAATTACTGGCAAGACTTCGTTGAGTATAACATTCACGACGTAGAGTTGGTTGACAAACTTGAAGATAAGATGCGACTGATTGAGTTGTGTCTTACCATGGCATACAATGCAAAGATTAACTATGAAGATGTATTCTCTCAGGTAAGAATGTGGGACGCCATCATCTATAATCACCTGCGTAAGAAACATATCGCCATTCCTACCAAGGTTGGTTCCAGTAAGAATGAAGCATTTGAAGGTGCTTTCGTTAAAGACCCATTGCTGGGTATGCATAAGTGGGTTGCTTCTTTTGACTTGAACAGTCTATATCCTCACTTGATTATGCAGTATAACATCTCACCAGAAACATTGAGTGGTGAGAAGATCTCATGCAACGTTGAACGTCTGCTCAATCAAGAAGTTGATACTGAATATTGTAAGCGTAGGGATCTTGCGTTGACTGCCAATGGCTGGACTTACCGCAGAGATATCAAAGGGTTCATGCCTGAGTTGATGGAGAAGATGTATTCAGACCGCAGTAAGTTCAAGAAGCAGATGCTGAAAGTTGAACAGGAATATCAGAACGACAAGTCCAAGAAAGAACTACTGAAAGAGATTAGTCGACTGAACAACCTGCAGATGGCAATGAAGATTGCTCTCAACTCTGCTTATGGTGCGATGGGTAATCAGTATTTCCGTTACTTTGATATTCGCATGGCAGAAGGTATTACTACCAGTGGTCAACTATCGATTCGTTGGATGGCAAATGAGTTTAATCGTTATCTCAACAAGGTCATGAAGACAGAAGGTAAAGACTTTGTTATCGCCATTGACACAGATTCAATCTATCTAACATTGGAAGAACTGATCGAGAAAGTTTGCGAAGGTAAAACTGACGACCAGAAAATTAAATATATGGATAAGGTTTGCGAAGAGATCTTCCAACCATTCATTGACCAAACGTATCAAAAGTTGGGTGAGTATATGAACGCATACTCTCAGAAGATGATTATGAAACGTGAGGTTCTTGCCGATAAGGGTATCTGGACTGCCAAGAAAAGATACATATTGAACGTACACAATTCTGAAGGAGTGCAGTATGCTAAACCGAAACTCAAAGTTATGGGGCTTGAAATGGTCAAGTCAAGTACACCTGCTGTTATTCGTGACAAACTTAAAGATTCGATCGAAGTTATTCTCAAGGGCAGTCAAGCGGACTTACACTCGTATATCGAAAAGTTCCGTGAAGAATTCAACCAAATGCCAGTAGAGGATATTGCTTTCCCACGTGGCGTAAATGGTTTGAGAACATATGCTGGTTCTCCGATCTATACCAAGGGAACACCTATCCATGTAAGGGGTTCACTACTTTACAATCATTATGTCAAGAAACTTGGACTTGAAAAGAAGTATCAGTTGATTAAAGAGGGTGAGAAGGTTAAGTTTGTATATGTGAGAAAACCAAATCCATTCCAGGAAGACGTTATCGCATTCCCGCAAAATCTACCGAAAGAGTTTGGTTTGCATGACTTTATTGATTATGAAACACAGTTTGAAAAGACATTCCTCGATGCAATGCAAACTGTAATCCAGCCGATTGGTTGGAATGTTGAAGCCAAGTCATCATTGGAGGATTTCTTTGGATAATATTAAAGTGATTAAAACAGGAATCAACGTATCAAAGATTCTTGCTCAATTAAAACTTTACAAAGATGATTGGAACTCTGAAGGTCAGATGAAAGGTGCTTCAACAGTCCAGAAAGAATTTGACTTCCCACAAATTAATGCAGGTGTTTTGCAATTAGTTATTGGTGGTGTTGAGAATGAAACGCAATATGTTGGTGACACTGAGTATTGCATTAAAACACCTGCGTATAACAGACACACAGAAATTGTTAGATTTATGAAACGAAACTTCCACGACCATTCACGTTGTGGATTCTTGTCATTGCCAGTTGGTGGTTCTGTCGGCAAACATATAGACATCGGTAGTTATTATCAGACCAGAGATCGTTACCATCTCTCCATCGCAGGTAGATACAAATATATGGTTGGAGATGAGGAATACATAGTAGAGCCAGGAACTTTGTTGTGGTTCAATAATAAATTGCAACATGGAACTGAAAATGTTGGCAATGAAGTTCGTGTAACCTTTGTATTCGATGTGCCACATCACAAATCTAACCCAAAATAAAACTTTACAAATAACCATACTTCGTGTATAATAAAATTTTAGGAGTTGAAAAATGAGTATACTAGATAAAATTCGCAAGAATAGTACGATTAAAGATTCTGCTATTCTATCACAATCAAAGTTCTTCACAAAGAAGGATATGATTCCTACCACTGTCCCAGCAATCAATATTGCATTGTCTGGTCGTCTTGATGGTGGTTTGACTCCAGGTATCACAATGTGGGCTGGACCAAGTAAACACTTCAAGACAGCATTCAGTTTGCTAATGGCTAAGTCTTATATGGACAAGTACCCCGATGCTGCGTTGCTTTTCTACGACTCAGAGTTCGGCACACCTCAAGCATACTTTGATTCTTTCGGTATTGATACCGAGCGTGTTATCCATACACCACTTACTGACGTAGAGCAGTTGAAGTTTGACATCATGCAACAGCTACAAGGAGTTGAACGTGGCGACCATCTTATTATTGTTATTGATTCTATTGGTAATCTTGCGTCTAAGAAGGAAGTAGAAGATGCACTTGATGGCAAATCTGTTGCTGATATGAGTCGTGCCAAACAGATGAAGTCATTGTTCCGTATGATTACACCACACCTGAACCTTAAAGATATTCCATTGGTTGTTGTTAATCATACATATATGGAGATCGGTATGTTCCCCAAACCTATTGTCGGTGGTGGAACTGGTGCCATGTACTCTGCCGATAATGTATACATTCTTGGTCGTCAACAAGAAAAAGAAGGGACTGAAGTTGTTGGATATAATTTTATTATCAATGTGGAGAAATCTCGTTATGTGCGTGAAAAATCTAAGATTCCTGTTACTGTATATCATGATGGGGGTATTAGCCGTTGGTCTGGCTTACTTGATATCGCACTCGAGTCTGGGCATGTTGTCAAGCCAAGTAATGGTTGGTATAGTAAAGTAGATGCAGATGGTGTTATTGAAGATAAGAAGTATCGCCTGAAAGATACAGATACTAAAGACTTCTGGATGCCAGTACTTATGCAAAAGTCTTTCATTGAGTTTGTTAAAAACAAATATCAGGTAGGTTCAACAGATATCCTTAAAGATGAAGATATCGATGCAGAACTTGCTGCGATTGATGATGAAGAATAATATGCGCAATTATGTTACTGTGCAAAATCGCAGTAATGGACATGATGCGATAAAGTTGACAGATGGTGCATATGAAGGTATAATTTATTCTTATGGTAAAGTTGGTTTCGAAGAAGATGAAGCCAACGATTCCTTGAAGATTAGTTTTGAATATGAGATTCTTGACTACAACGATAAGGTTATCACTGACATGAAACCCTTTGAGAAATACATAGGTGATATCCTTCAAGATCTTATTCATGAAGGTATTGCGAATAATAATTTAACGTACACAGGTGGTGTTGATGAGAATAGAACAGGCGATCCTATCGAACCTGATTCACAATGAGGAGTTCTGTCGTAAGGCAGTTCCTCATTTAAAGACTGAGTATTTTGCAGATCGTAAAGAAAGTGCTATCGCTAAAATCTTAGTTGAGTTTTTTGAGCAGTATAATAAGCCAGCATCACCTGAGATTCTGGCTATTGAGATTGGCAATATCAAAGGGCTAACTGACAAAGAAGTTCCTGAGTTCCAAGAATATGCCAAACAGTTGACTAATAAAGAACCTAATGAAGAATGGTTGATTGGTCAGACTGAAAAGTTTTGTAAAGACAGGGCAGTTTATAATGCGATTCTTAAATCAATTCAAATTATCGATGGTAGGGACAAAGTGCATCAACAAGATGCGATACCTACTATTCTTAGTGAAGCACTTGGTGTTTGCTTTGATAATCATGTTGGTCATGATTACATTCAGGATGCTAATGATAGGTATGATTTTTATCACAGGGTGGAAGAGAAAATTGCTTTCGATCTTGAGATGTTCAACAAAATCACCAAAGGTGGACTCAGTAAGAAAACTTTGAACATTGCTTTGGCAGGAACAGGTGTTGGTAAATCGTTGTTTATGTGTCACGTTGGAGCCAGTGTTCTTATGCAGGGTAAAAATGTTTTATACATAACAATGGAGATGGCTGAAGAACGTATCGCTGAACGTATCGATGCAAACTTACTTAACCTAACCATGGATGAATTGAAAGTTGTTGATCGGGATATCTTTGATTCACGTCTACAGAAGATTGCTACAAAAACACAGGGAACACTGATTGTCAAAGAGTATCCAACTGCAGGTGCTCATGCTGGTCACTTCCGTGCTTTGTTGGAAGAGTTAAAACTTAAGAGAGAGTTTGCTCCAGATATTATCTTTATTGACTATCTGAATATCTGTGCTTCATCTAGAATGAAACAAACCCATGGTGTAAACTCTTATACATATATTAAGGCTATCGCTGAAGAACTAAGGGGACTGGCAGTTGAATACAACGTACCTATTGTTAGTGCAACTCAAACAACTCGATCTGGATTTACAAACTCAGACCCAGGACTTGAGGACACTTCAGAATCTTTTGGACTCCCTGCGACAGCTGATTTCATGTTCGCACTTGTGAGTAATGAAGAACTTGAGCAGTTGAATCAGATTATCGTTAAGCAGTTGAAGAATCGTTACAACGACCCAAATTTCTACAAGAGGTTTGTCGTTGGTATCGATAGATCTAAAATGAAGTTATATGATGTTGAAGTTTCTGCGCAAGCAGGGCTATCAGATGTTGGAACTAAAGAAAAAGACGAACCATTGTTTGATAAATCAGATTTTGGTAAACGACTACATAGTGAGAACGAGTTTAGTGGATTTAAGTTTTAGGAGAGAGAAATGACAGTTAAAGTTATTGTCGCTGATAAAAAGATTGATTGTAAACATTTGATTGGTCAATTCGTTGACGAGAATCATTACGACCATCTTATCGAAGAAGATACTGATGTTTATATGCCAGCACCTTATGGTGAAGATCCTATCAATGAAGACAGGATTGTATTGAAGTTCCGTAAGAACTTCTTCACCAAAGAACAACAAGACCAAGCGTATGCAGGTCTTCGTGAAGCTGCAACTGAAACACAGAATCGTGGCGCAGCAGCAGGTCCACGTGGTGAGAAGTTGGGTAATCGTGAATGGGTTACTGAGTATGAATCTGAGATGGTTGAATACTTCCTTGACCCATACTCTGGTCTTGCAGGAGATCCTGTAGAAGATATTATCAAACGCTATAAGGGTAAACCACCTACTCCATCTAATCGCAATAATGTTTGGTCGATTGAAAGAACTAAGTCAACCAATTTTAATTTCGATCAGTGGGTTGAGAAAGTGCGTACACTTCCACGACAAGAACAAATTAAAGAAGCAAACTTTGTTGCTGATGAATTGATTTGTGCAACCACTTACGCTAACTCAGTTTATTCTGGCATCGCAGGTTGGTTCGATCGTTATCCTCGCATTCCTTATGGTCGTGCAACATCTTACACTGCCAAGAATCCTGAGAAGTTTGCACTTGCTTACCCATTCCTACAAACATTGTCAAATGGTTTTAGGGATCTACTACCACAGCGTTATGAAGCACAGATGAAAGCAGCGAGACAAGTTGATCCTCGTTTCCTAGTTCCTGGAACTCCATTCACAACTGTTACTGTGAATAAAACATTCAGAACTGCTGCTCACTATGACGTTGGCGATTTAAATAGTGGTCTTTCAAATCTACTAACTTTGTCAAATGATGGACGTTACAGTGGTGGTTATTTGATTGCACCTGAGTATCGTGTTGCTGTTAATCCACGTCCAGGCGACTTGCTATTGATTAACAACCATGATGTTATGCATGGCAACACTCCTATCGTTTGTGAAGAAGGTTCTGAGCGTATCAGTTTGGTTTGCTACTTCCGTGAGAAGATGCTTGAGTTGGGTTCTTGGGAATATGAGAACTGTCGTTATGACTTCGTTGAACAACGTCGCAAGAATCCTGAACATCCGATGCAACGTAAACTTTGGAATGGTGTTTCCGAAGGTATGTGGACTTCTGACGAGTGGTACGACTATTGTCGTGAAAAACTTGGAGATGAAATCCTAATTAAATATCATCCAGAATCAATGAAGTCTGGATCACTTGATGAATTTTTTGCGTAAGGTTTATTATGTCACTACATGAGTTTCTAGGTGAAGAAAGGTTGTTAGAGTGGTTCTATTCAAAGAACTCTAGCAATACTGGAACTAAAATTGGTTATCGCAGAGTTTCTGGTAAGATTGGTTTGACCAACAAAGAGAATGGTGTTCGTGGAGCATGGGTAGAGAAACGTGTTGCTCTGTTCAAGAACATGCTTGATTTTGGTCATCGAATCATTCCACTATCAGAAGCAACTGATGCAACCAAAGATGATGGGTTTGAAACATTTGACACATATCAAGATTGTGATGTTCTCATGCTTGAGTTTGGTGGAACTAATTTGCAGTTCTATCAGAAGTACTGGGATAAAACTGTTGAGATGATTAAAGCACATAAGGGTCGCATCATCTTTTTGAATGACGATCCAGATCTTCCATTCCTTTGGGAGTTGTTACCTGATGAAGATTGGTCACGTTGGACTATTGCAGCCAATGCGACTGAGTGTAATGAAGTTGCAACTATCCTGAAGTGTCCTATCGGAACTACAACTGTTGATTTACCCATGGCATCTGGTATGGAGTTTGCTGAATTTCATCCAGGTAATATTGAGAAGGTGGTTTACATTGGTAGACCAAATGGCAGAACCAAATACTTCAAAGAGTTTACTTCTTCACGTTGTCTTCAAGTTGCAGGTAAAGAAGCTGAATGGGATGATTTTGAAGCACTTGAGATTCTACCAAACCCACAGCAAAGAGATCGTAGAAAGTTCTATCAACAGTTCTATGGCTGTCTAGCTGTCTATGACGATAAACATAAGAAGTCTGGTTGGAGAACTGGTCGTGCATATCATGCTCTTTATGCAGGTATTCCTGTCTGCGCACCGAAAGGTAACAATGGTTTGAATTGGTGTTTCCCTACAGATACCAAAATGGAGTTGGATAAGTTTGCGTCATTCCCAGAGGAAGTCCGTAGAAATATCTGGGAAAAGCAGAAAGCTGTTGTAGAAAAGACTGGAAAGGTTGATCCATTAATCCTATGATAGTTTCTTATGACATCGATGGGGTTCTGGCTGCTCAGCCACCGCCATCCGAAATGAAGTGGGGTAAAATGAATGGGGTTCAAAGAAAGGCTAGGAAGGACTTTTTGTACGATTGGTACGAGAATGCCGAGAAACTTATAGAGCCAGTTGAGACCCAATTTTACGCCATTTCTGCAAGAAAACGAGAGCCAAGAATACATACAATCACAAAAGACTGGCTGAATAAATATTATGGTGGAAGAGTAATTTCCTTCCATCTTCTAGATAATACCAGAACTGTTGAAAATGTAGTCCGATTTAAGTCCGAAAGGGTGCTTGAATTGGGTATACAACGACATTATGAAGACAACAAAAAAGTACTGAGAGGGATGCGCAAACTGTTACCCCAAACTGTTGAGTTGTATTTTTGGGAAAGGGGTATGCAGGAGCCAGTTCCTTTTATCAAATAGGGCTGAATATGAAGTTCCTGGAAAATTATAACTCCGACTGGATGGACATGCTCAATTTTTATGAGCGTCCATTTAGGGCTAAACTTGTTCCAGCAAAAGTCCTCAAGGATCTAGACAAGTATAGAAACGATTCAAAAGGTTTAGCCAACTATCTTAAAAAGTGGCGAACTAAAGTTGTATGGAGAGAAGAGAAGTCTAAGGCTAGTTGGACTGAGAAGTATGTTTGTATTGGTGGTGAGTATGATCCAGAAAATAGACAGTCACTTTTAATAATACATACAACCAAATTTGATACATTTAATTTCAATGACCAAGTTTGGGAAAAGTTTAAGTTTCGTTTATTGCAAACTTTGATGCATGAGATAATTCACTTCATGCAATATGATAGACGTGATGATACATGGAGCAATTATGTTGTTCCTTATAAGAAAGTTGGTATAGCCAAAAAAGACGCAGAAAGAAAGTACCTTTCTGAGTTCGATGAGATACAAGCATATGCTCATTGTGTATACCTAGACTTCAAAGTACTAAGACCAAACGTAGATATTAATACGCTACTAAATCGCTGCAAGAAATCTCGCGATTCAAAAACCCTCCACTATTTCCTCAAGACATTCGACTACGACTTCCGAAACAATGAATCTCCAAGAAAGATCATTGACCAGATCGGTAAGTGGGATCGCAAATACGAGAAAGTTATTCGTAGACAGCGCAGACCTAAATAGTACAATAATTATTGTACGGGGTTCCCATGGCACAAAAAGGTTTCGATTACGAGAGAAACGCACATAACGTATTGAAAGAATACAAAATCACTGTAGGTGATCCAGCTGGCGCATCGCACGATAAACCAGATCTTTCTATCGTCACTAAAAGTATATCAACATCAACAGGATGTGAGTTAAAGATATCCCCAACTGCAGCAGGATCTCTAGTATTAAAATACTACAACGGTAAGTGGGCATTCGCTGAAGACCTTAAAGGCGATCCTGAGAAAATCATGATGCGAGATATCGCAACTCAATACAACCTTCTCCAAGAAATGAATGTATCGGGTACTGCTGGTGAGAAGTGGAGAAGTAAAGTTCCTATTCTACAGAATGACCAAGCTGGTAGAAAAATACTTACTGGTGGTATTAAAGACAAACGCAAAGCGTATGAAATTGATATACAAAGTTATAAGGGTGAGAACGAGGTCCACATAACAGTCCCAGCTAAGGCTATCTGTGACTACTACAATAAGAAGAAAACCTACTACATCAATGTAGGTACTCATGGGTTCTATTTAATGAATAAATTCGATCCGTTAAAATTGAATGCCAAGCTAACCAAGAAGATCGAAGATTTCTCAAACTGCACATCAGCTAGAATCAGAACTAGATGCCAGCCAAAGGGTGGTGGCGATTACCAGTTCGTTATGACTTTAGAATTTTCAAACCTAAGAAAATCTCTCTATAACCTAGCACCCATTACATCCCAAAATAACGTCACTATTAATAGAACAGCTTACAGCTTAACTGACAATCAGTCTCTACTTAAAGCATTCGCTTCATAGACTTTTATAAATACCTCTGTAAGTCATTGTTTTCAATGGATTAAAATAACCCTTCAGAACGTAGGGTTACTAAAATAATGCTTTACTTTATTGTAAAAGTAGGGTATAATAACTGTATAGATGGGTAAAATGAAGTCGTTCCAAACATTCCTTAAAGAAGAAACCGAAGAAGAGAAACTGAAGCACATCCATCATGTAGAGGATCGCCCTCTATTCCATGGTTCTTCAGGGTTCGAACATGCTCTTGGTGCACTAAACCATGGACATGAACACATTAAAGCTGGGAAACAATCCAGCGATCTGACCATGAAATATGACGGATCGCCATCATTGGTTTTTGGAAAGCATCCAGAAACTGGAAAATTCTTTGTTGCTTCCAAGTCAGCGTTCAATAAAAACCCAAAAATCAACTATACTGCTAAGGACATTGACAAGAACCATGGTCATGCTCCAGGTCTCGCAGAAAAATTAAAGCATGCTCTAAAACATCTACCAAAGGTTGCACCTAAGCAAGGTGTATATCAGGGTGACGTTATGCACTCTGAGGGTGATGTTAAATATGATGAGAAGAAGGGAACTGCTTCTTATACACCAAATACAATTAAGTATACTGCGCATGGCGATGAAGCCAAGAAAACAGCCCAATCTAAATTTGGGTTAGTTGTTCACCAAAAATATGAGGGTAAAGATTTTGCTTCGATGAAAGCAACTCCTCATCCTGATATGAAAAGTTTTGGTCAACACAAAGATGTGCATCTTGCTGGTGCCGAGCATGATACTAGCAAAGTTAAATATACTCAAGCAGATCAGAAAAGATTCCAAAGCCACATGAATGCTGCAAAAGATATTCATGATAAACACGGCGATAAGATGTATGGTGCGATCCATCCAGAACACAAAGGTGATGCTGGACATTTGGGAACTTACATCAATCAAACAGTTCGCAAAGATACAAAACCAAACGCAAAAGGATTCATTAAACATATTCAGGATGTTTATGAAAAGAAAGCGTCTAAACTAAAGTCTGAGAAGGGACAAACTGCTCAGCGTAATCTTGGTTCTGGTCACGCTGCGCATGTTGAGAAAAATAAAGAGCATTATGAGAATCTATTTAAAATGCATCAGCATTTACAGCAAGGTAAAAACCTTTTAGTTAAGAATTTAAACCAGCATACTGGCGGTCTTGAGCATCATATTGGAGATAAGAAAACAGATCCTGAGGGATATGTTATAAATTATACGCACAAAGGTAAACAAGAACCATCTAAAATTGTTAATCGTGCAGAATTCAGTAAAGCCAACTTATTAAAGCCAAGAAAATGAAGACATTTAAATCTTATATTGTAGAATCAGAAAAAGACGTTCATCATGTTCTTGCTTTTGGTCGAATGAATCCTCCAACTGCTGGTCATGAGAAACTCGTAACCCATATGCATGATACTGCCAAGAAACATAATGCAGAACATACATTGGTATTATCAGGTTCGCATGCAACTAAAGACGGATCTAATCCATTACCACCTGATGTTAAAAAGAAACATGCAGAGAGAGCATTTCCTGGAACCAATGTTAAGGTAGCTGATAAAGAACATCCTACTGTTCTTCATCATGCTGCTGAGTTGCACAAAAAAGGTGTTACTCATTTACACTTTGCTGGTGGCGATGATCGTAAACCAATGCATGAATTGATTAAAAAGTATAATGGAAAAGAAGGTCCACATGGACATTACAATTTCAAGAGTATAAAGTTCCACAATGCAGGTAAACGTGATCCAAATGCAAAAGGAACTGAAGGTATTTCTGGAACTAAACTTCGTGGTCACGCTGCAGCTGGTGAACAGAAAAAGTTTGAATCTCATCTATCGTCACAGATGAAACCAGAACATAAAACAGAATTGTATCACGACTTACGTAAACATATGGGTGTAAAGTAATGAAAAATTTTAAATCGTTCTTAGCAGAAGAACAATACTACGAAGAATTGCTTATCGAAGCAGCTGATGATGCTTCCAAAGAGGGTGGTGTTTCCAATAACACTAAAGGTGTGTTGCACGAACTATTAGTCGGCAAACATTTAAATGGTGGTAAGCATCTAGAGAAACACAAGAATGAAAACGATGAAACACCTGAGCAAGCACACGAGAGATTAAAGAAACAAATTCACCCTAAAGATTATGATAAGATCGCTAAAAATGCAGAGAGTGCTGCCAATCATATTAAGGCACATATCGATTCTACTCACAAAGGGCATAAGATTTCAGCAGTGCATTGGACTTCAAAACCTGGAGATACAGAAAAGGTAACTGGTCACAAAGCAACACAGAAAGAAGATTCTTCTGACGTTTATGTAACTACCAAGCATCCAAAGACAGGTAAAGAACATCATCATGGCGTAAGTTTAAAAGTCAGCGATAAGTCCAGTAAAAACATTCCGTCTTCAAGTCTTGGTATGGAATCTGGTGGTTCAAAAGCCAGACAGCATTATAAAGATCATCAAGACGCAATACTTGCTGCTCATCCTAAATTAAAAGGTAAGAATAAAGACCAGCGTAAAGAAATTGCAAAAGCAGATCCTAAGTTGCATGATGATATTAAGAAACGCAACAAAGAACTTTTACATAAAGTTGCTCACGATCATGCTGCTGAGTTGCAGCACCACTTAGACAACAATAACCACGACCATGTAGTTAAACATATTCGTGAAGTTCTACATGCACATAAGACTCCTGCAGAAGAAAAGGGGCACAGTTTTATTAAGCATACAACATATCAAACTGCTAAGGGTGTTCAACACCATACAAGTAAGCCAAGCGAAGACCACGAACATATCCTTAAAGACCATAAGAATATTACAGTTAAATCCAGTGGTGGCTCTGTTCACTTCTATCACAATGGTAAGAAGTTTGCTTCTCAAGCCCATAAGTTCGACTCTCAATCTGATCCATTAAGTTCATTAAAGAGTGCAGGTAAAGCTGTATGAAAAAGTTAATACTGATTCTTGCCGTAGTTTCTTTATCTGCATGTTCTGTTATCCTACCAAGACCACACGACCCAGAAATGTTTGGTCGTTTAGTTGATACCAAAATAGCAGTTGATAAATTAGAATGTGGTAATCAGTTAATGTTCCAAAACGCAGACGAGTATATCGAGAGATTAAAAGTTTATGCTGTTTTAAGATCTGACCCACAAGCAGAAGCTATTGGAAAATTGCAAGAAGCTATCAAGAAAGCAGGAGAATCCAAGAACAAAGTATTCTGCGAATCTGTTGTTAAAACAAATAAAGTTAGAATCGATGTAATAGTAGATGCTTGGAAAGGAAGATAATGACTACATTTACAACTGAAGATAGATTAGTAGCAGAAGCACCTTATCATCCAGGATATGAATCTATAGGATTAGAAGAAATTAAGAATCCAATTATGGATGAGGTAAATGAATATCGTGCATATAAAGCACGACATATGAAAACTGCCAAAGGTATTGTTGAATTTTTAAGGGGTCCAAGATGCTAGAACAATTAAGAGAAGCAGCAGGAATGGGTGGTCCAGCAGCAGCATTGGCGAACGAGTTATTGGTTATTCGTGAAAATTATGAACAGGGACAGCTATCCAAAGAAGAATATGAGTATTTGGTCAATGAAATCGCTGAAATTCGTGCCCAACAGGAGTTAGCCACAGACGAGGTAGCCTGTCGTTGGATCGTTGCAGCAGCAAAAGCGTTAATTAGCGTGGCATAATTGCCTAAATAAATGAATAGAAATTACTTTATAGATGGATTAAATGAAAGATTACAGACAACTAATCAAAGAACTACCGTCCAGTACTATTGTTTGTGCAGTTAGC